TTCCAATTAAAGGCTTCAATTGCTTGATAACGAATTGTGAAAATGTTATAAATGGCGAATTTCCAGACACAAAAGTATCAATTGCTTAAAAAAAATTGCTTTAGAAAGGAAGTTGTAAAAGTTAATATAATTAATATTTATAAATAAAAAAAATAAAATCAATTAAAATTAAATTTATATGGAAAAAAATAAAATAATACGTTCATTAGTTATAAGTGGCGGTGGTGCTAAAGGAGCATGGGCTGGTGGTCTAATACAACAGATGATTGAAGAACGTGGATATGATTGGGATATGTATTTTGGCACATCAACAGGTTCTTTATTAATAACATTAACACCTCTTCATGAAATGAATAAACTAAAAGAAGCATATACAAGTGTTAATAATGAAAACATTTTTTCAGTTAATCCATTCACTAAGAAAGGTAAAATAAATGTGATAAATGCCGCATGTAGAATTTTAAAAGGTAAAACTTCATTAGGTGAATCTGGTGAATTAGAAAAACTAATTAGAAAAATGTTTACAATTGACAATTTTTATGATGTAGTACTTCTTAACAAAGATGTATATCCATGTGTTACAAATTATACAAATAATAGGGTTGAATACCTTCACAATAAATTTGCCACATATGATGAATATGTGAAATTTACTTTAGCGTCTACCAGTGTTCCGCTTGCAATGAATTTGGTTGATATTAATAATGTACAATATTTGGATGGTGGAGTTGTAATGCATGTTCCAATTCAGAAAGCTATTGACGAAGGAGCTGATGAAATCGATGTTATTGTTTTAAGACCTGAAAAAATTGATGATACACCTTGGAAAGCAAATAATATGCTTGACGTTTTAATGAGAACAATTGACATTATGCAAGACCAAATTTCACAAACAAATGTTATCATTGGACAATTGAAGGCTAAAGAAAAAGATGTTAAATTAAGAATTAGATATACTCCATATAAATTAACTGATAACTCATTAATTTTTAATAAAGAACAAATGTTGAAATGGTGGGAAGAAGGTTATGAATTTGGTAGAAAAGATAATATGTCTGTTAAAGTAATTTTGAAAAAAAATTAACTACTCACCATATAAATCTTTCTTTTTAGAACATTTCTCTTTAATAATCTTTTCGACAAAAGCAAACATTTTTAATCCATTTTCCTCACAATATTTTTTTAAAATTTCGTGGGTGGCAGGAGTAATTTTAAGGTTTTTATTGCGTTTCATAAATCTTTTATTAATAAGTATGATAAAAGTATGAAACTTATCATACATAAAAAAAAATTTTGCAAAAACCGAGTATATTTATAAATAAAAAGAATAATACTATAAAAAAATAAATTAAGAATGGCTTCTAATCAAGTATTTGTTAGTCCAGGTATTTATACCTCAGAGAAAGACCTTACATTCATAACTCGTCAAGTTGGTGTAACAACTTTAGGCTTAGTAGGTGAAACAACTAAAGGACCAGCTTTTCAACCTATATTTGTTACTAATTATGATGAATTTAAAACATTCTTTGGTGGATTAAATCCTGCTAAATTTGGTAATGGTTTTCCTAAATATGAATTACCATATATAGCTAAATCATATTTAACTCAATCAAATCAATTATTTGTTACCAGAGTTCTCGGTCTTTCTGGTTATGATGCTGGACTTAGTTGGGGTATTACATTAAGTGCTGCTCTCGACCCTACCACTAGTGGTGACACATCAACTGGAAATACTAGAGCTATATATTTCCAATGGACTGGTAATACTGGAACAACTAAAGTTATAAGTATTAGTGCTCCAAACGACCCACTTTTAGAAACATTATTTAATTCTGGTTATTTTGCAACAGAATTTGATTCATTAATTAACAGTACAATTGGCACAACAACATCATTACCTATTAGATTTACTAAGATAGGTGGTGTGTTTACTGGTATGTCATCAACATGGAAAAGCATTCAAAAAGGATATTTTGGAAGTTATGTTACAGGTACCACATCAGGTGTTACTAATTATTTTTCTGGCTCATCTTATAGCGATATAGAAGGAATGGTGATTGCATTGTTGAGGTCAAGAGGTCGTTATGATGCAAACGAAAATCTTGTTTTTGAATGTTCAGCTGCAACACAGGTTGGTTTTTCTACAAGTGCTACTACTGCTGAAAGTAATCCATTAGCTACTTTTGAATTAACTGGTACATCTAATTTACAAGGTGCATTTAGATATTCATTATCGTTTGATAATACTAAAACCAATTATATAGCGAAAGTACTTGGTAGAACTCCTCAAGACGGTAAAACTGCTATCTTTGTTGAAAATATTTACAAAAATACCTTTGATAATTATGTTGATGAAAATAAAGTTTGGGGAATTAATTTAACTTTAGTTAATTACGATAGAAAATATGACGATTATAAAGAACAATATCAACCAGCAGTAACTCCATATTTTGTATCTGAAATTCGTGGTAATAAAGTTCTTCGTTTATTTAGATTGTGGACAATTTCAGATGGTAATAATGCTAACCAAGAAATTAAAGTATCTATTACTAATATCAGACCTGACAGTAAAGAATTTGATATTGTAATTAGAAGTTATAATGATACTGATAGTAATGTCGTAGCATTAGAAAAATTTTCTCGTTGTACGATGGACCCAACTTCTAACAATTATGTTGCTAGAAAAATAGGTACTATTGATGGTGAATTCGCTTCAAATTCTAATTATGTATTATTAGAACTTGCAACTGAATCTGATACTAGCGATGCATTCCCAGCTGGTTTTGTTGGTTTCCCAATTAGGGATTACGATAAAGATGGTAATATTCCAGCTGTAAATCCAATTATCAGATACAAAACAAAATATGGTACGTTTGAAAATAAACGTAAATTTTATCTTGGTATTTCTGATACTGTAGGTATTGATAATTCATTCTTTACTTATCTTGGATTACCTGATAGTTCATCAATTATTGCTTATACTGCAATGACTAAAGGTTTCCATATGGATTATGCAGCAAGTGCTGTTACAATTGATGGTGTTAAAATTGTATATGATATAAGTGGTAATACTTACAGTCCTATTTTCCATTTTGATGTTGGTAATAGTGAATTCAGAACTGATGCTGGTATTTTAGGTACAGATTATGAAGATATTAGAGCTCGTAAATTTACGACCGTTCCTTATGGCGGTTTTGATGGATGGGATTCTTATAGAACTGAAAGAACTAATACCGATACTTATGCCATAAACGGAACTAAAGGACAGTTAGCTGGACCTGATGGTTTAGAATTATTTTCTAATTATGTACTAAGTAATGGTGAAAATGGAATTACTTCTGATTATTATGCATATCTAGAAGGAATTCTTAGCTTTAAAAATCCAGAATCTGTAAACATTAATGTATTCGCTACACCAGGTATAGATACATTTAATAATAGTAATCTTATCGAAGAAGCAATCGAAATGATTGAAACTGATAGGGCTGACTCATTATATATTGTAACTACGCCTGATGTTGATGCTGCTGGTGATATATTAGCAGTTGAAGATGTTGTTAATCAACTTGAAGATATGTATGATAGCAATTATACTGCTACATATTGGCCTTGGATTCAAGTTAATGATACTGAAAATAATCAGTACATTTGGTTACCACCAACAAGGGATGTAGTACGTAATATTGCTCTAACTGATAATGTTGCATTCCCGTGGTTCGCAGTTGCTGGTGTACAAAGAGGTGATGTTAACTGTATCAAAGCTCGTAAAAAACTTACATTGGAAGAAAGAGATGTTTTATATGAAGGAAGAGTTAACCCAATCGCTACTTTTTCTAGTGAAGGTATTAAGATTTGGGGTAATAAAACAATGCAAGTTGCTGATACAGCACTTAACAGAATTAATGTTAGAAGACTTCTTCTTCAAGCAAGAAAACTTATTTCTGCTGTTTCTATCAGATTGCTTTTCGAACAAAATGATAGTATGATTAGAACTCAATTCTTAAATCTTGTTAATCCTATTTTAGATAACATTAGAACTGAAAGAGGTTTAACTGATTTTAGAGTAACGGTAGATAATAGCCCAGAATCAATTGACAGAAATGAATTATGCGGTAAAATTTATATTAAACCTACAAGAGCATTAGAATTCATTTGTGTTGAATTTGTTTTAACTCCAACTGGTGCATCATTTGATAATATTTAATAAAAAAAATTTGGTGGTATTACCACCAAATTTTTTAATTTGATATATTTATTTAAAAAAGATAATAAATTAAAAAAATATTTTAAATTATGGCTGATTTAATTGTTAAAATGCCTACGCCTTACGAACCAAAGAAAAAGAATAGATGGTTAATTCGTTTTCCTTCAGAATTAGGTATACAAGAATGGTGGTTAGCTAGTGCTGCAAGACCTAGTATTACACAAAATGAGGTTGAAATTCCTTTCTTAAATACTTCCACATGGGTTATTGGTAGATTTGTATGGGAAACTATCGATGTTACATTCCGTGACCCAATAGGTCCTTCGGCAGCACAAGCAATTATGGAATGGGTTCGTTTACATTCTGAATCTATAACTGGTCGTCAAGGTTATGCGGCTGGTTATAAGAAAAATGTTTTCATTGAAATGCTTGACCCTACTGGCGTTGTAGTTGAAAAATGGCAACTTATGGAAACAATGTGTACTAATGTTAACTTTGGAGACCTTTCAATGGATGATGATGGTATTGCAGAAATTACTGCAACATTGAGATTTGACAGAGCAATTTTATTATTCTAATATATATACTTTATTTGTTTGAATTAAAAAAGCATGTACTATTAAGTACACGCTTTTTTATTTTATTATTATAATAAAAGTTTAAGTAAAATTAAAATTAAAAAAGACACTTTAGCTATATTTGAACGTACTATTTTATAATGATATGGTTCTTCAAGTTCAATAGTTGAAAAAATATTAAATAAAAAAGATAAACCTAAAAGTATTAATGATATATAAAACAAACCATTGCTTTTAAAGTTACTTGTAACTGAAATAACCCCAAAAAGAATACCAAATAGTATAGGATATACCAATATAAGTTTCTTAAAAAATTCACTTATTTTTTCTTTTCTTTTTTCTTTTTGATATTCTATTTCTGCTATTGAAATTAAATTATGATTAACATAATCTTCTAATAATTTAGAAGCTTTCTTAGCGTCATTATGAACTATTCTCATTAATTCATTATATTGTTCTTTAGTAAGATTTTCAATATTTTCTTCAATTCTTTCTTTGGTAAGTAAAGTAAAATGTTTTTTAACATTAATTTCATTTATTACCATTAATTCAATGAATTTAATTCTATTTAAATTTTTTAAAAGCTTACTAATAGTAATTGATGAATTTTTTGTTGAAGATTCAATATTTAAAAATTCATTAAGATACTTACTATCTTTTAATATTTTATTTTTTATTTTTGAAGAAATTTTATTAATTTCATCTATTGATATTTTTGTTAATTTTTCAATATATTCATTAAAGTTTGAATTATTAAAAGTTTTATTTTTTAATACATCATTTACAAAATTATAATCATCTTGAATTAATTCATCAATAATTTTTATACTTTCTTTTGATTTTCCGATAATCATTAAAGCTTCGGCTTTGATATATTTTAATTCTTTAAATGGATTTAATTTAATACCTTTATCCGCAGCTTCGATAGCTTTACCAAATTGACCCATCAAAAGATAAGTATATGCCAAATGTTTAATTATATTAGCAGCTTCTATATTTTTACCTGCACTATATGCATAACTAAAAGATTTAGAGATAAATTCTTCTGCTTTTATTAAGTTAATTAAATCATGTCCATAAAGGTATATTAATCCAATATGGTAAAGAACTATATAATTAGTATCGTCTATTGAATTGGCTTTTAAAAAATATTCTAATGCATCTTTATATCGTTCAGGTGATATAATAACCTGTTTTAGAAAATCAAGACCACGCTGAACATAATAAATTCTTTCTTTTTCAAACTCAGGTATTTTAATATACTCATAAATATCAGAAAGAGTCGCATTAGATATACGATATTGTTCTATTAATGCTGCTTGATACATGTCTAATTTATTAGACATGCTATCTAAATGATTATAAAGATTTGAAAACCCTGTTTCTAATGATGAAGCTATATTTGAATTTTCTTGAATCAGTTTATTAATTGCATTAACCTGATTTCTAGAAAGTTCTATTTGAGATTTAATATTAGCTTTTAATTGTTCTTCTGAACTATTAATAATATGTTTAGCTAATTCGATATTAATAATATTTCCTTGTTGAAGTGACCTAATTATTTGGTCATGTTCTGACATTCCAGCATATGAATTAACAAGAATATCACCTTCATGGAATTTATAAGTTGGCGTAAAATGTCCCATTTTTAATAAATTTTAAAAATTATGATACAAAGATAATAATAATTTTTCAATTTACCAAATTTTTTTGCATTTATTTTTAAAAAACTTTACTTATTATATTTATAGGATAGATTAAATATAATTATAACCTATTTTTAAAAAAGTTTTTATAATGGATAAAGATAAACCAAAAGTTTTCCCTACAATGGAACAAATTGCGGCAGCAAATGCAGCTGCTGAAGCTAAAACAGCACAAGAACAAAAAGAAAATTTTATTGTTTCAGAAGCCGAAAAAAGAGCTATTGAACAATTAGAACTTGAGGCTAAAATGCAAATTGAAGCACATAAAAGAGGTGAAAAAATTATAAGACCAGAATTGGCTGAAAACTCAGAAAAAAAATTAAGAGCGGTTGGTGTTTCTTATGATAATCAAACTTCAGAATCTAAAAAACCTATAATTGAAAGACCTACAGTAGAAAATAAACCAATTAAACCTATTACAGATATTCAAAATAAAACATATGAAAAGCCTACTAATGTACCTTATGATGTGATACCATTACCAAGTGAAGGTAAGATATATCCACATAAGAAATCAGCTATTAAAGTGGCTTATCTAAATGCTAGTGATGAAAACATTTTAACTTCTCCTAATATTTTGGAAAATGGCGAGTTTTTAAATATATTACTCAACAGAAAAATATTGGAAGAAGGAATTGAATTAAAAGATTTACATGTAGGTGATAGAAACGCCATCATGATTTGGCTTAGAGCAACTGGATATGGTGAAATGTATCCGATTGTTGTTTACGATAAAAATGGTATTCCATTTGAAACTGAAGTTGATTTAAGTACATTAAAATATAAAAAATTAGGCGCCGAACCTGATAAAAATGGTTTATTTGATTTTAAATTACCTAAGAGTGGAAAAAATATTAAATTTAGATTATTAACCGTTGGTGATATTGAAGAAATTGAAAAATTAGTGGCATATGAAATAGATGAATTAGAATTACCATATGCAAATATCGTTACTCATAGACTTGAAAGAATGATTGTTGAAATTGAAGGTGTTACTGATAAATCTATTATTAAGGACTTTATATCAATTATGCCTGCCGCTGATTCAAGAGCACTAAGAAATTATTATGAAGAAATTGAATCAAATGTTGATTTAAGAATTAAAGTAGAGGTCCCAGGAGGTGACCTCATCGAAACCTTTCTTCCCATTAACATCAACTTTTTTTGGCCTGACCTCGGAGTATAAAATTTATCTTTTAAAGGAAATTTATTATTGTATTAAACACCTTGGCATCTCTTATAGGGATGCTATGGATATGCCTACCTATGAACGTAGATTATTTCTACAATTTTTGCGGGATGATATGATTGAAGAAAAAAGAAAAATTGAAGAAGTTCGCGAAAATAATGTTAATGGAAAAACTGGTCATAGAACAAGAAAAATAAGTGGTGATAAAGTAAAAGATTATGTAAAAAATAATCAACACTTAAATACATAATAGAAAACCAATCTTCTAAATATTTATTATAAAACCATTTAATTATGAAGAAGAAAATTCTTATAACAGAAAGACAATTAGATAGATTGGTTTCTTTTATTATAGAAGCAGATAATCCTAATAATGTACAAAGTAATAATGCAGAAAATTCAATAGATAATGGACCAAGTGATGGGGCTAATGATGGTGTTGATAACGAAAAAAAGAAAAAAGAAGAAGATAAAAAAAATGAAAAAATATTAGAAGAAATTAAAGGTGAATTTAATCGTGGTTTAAATGGAGCTAAACCATGTGATGATATATGTATATGGTTTGGAGATGTAGATGAAGAGAATAAATGGATTTTCGAAAAATTATCTATTCTTATTTTAAGAGTTTTAAGTATTGGAGCTGACGGATTATCACTTAAAGCAATTGAAGTTAAGGGTGAATTACCATTTAAAGAAGATAAAATCTATATGATTAAATTTAATGATTGTTTTAATATTGAAAATGGTGAGGCATATTTAAGATTTTATCTATTAGGAAATGAATTAAAGCCAGAAGAAGACCCAAATATTATTAAAACTTTTAATATTAGAAAATTTTTATCATTCGAAGTTATTTCAAATAAAAACAATTGTAAAAA